GGTGTTTAGCTGGGGCGTTTTGATGCGCTGGGTTGCACAAGAGGAAGACGGTCTAGCCCGCATCGACAAGCGCGTGGGATTCGCTGGCAAGGGTCGCGGCGCTAACGAGTCCGGCGGGGTGATGGGCCAGTACATGCCAGAGGGTGGTTGGACTTATCTCGACGGGCTTGAGGAAGCGCAAAAGGTCGAGCGTGCTGGCCAACGCATCATGGAGTTGGGTGGGGTACGCGCATCGATCTTTGATTACCTGACCCTGCGCACAGGATTGAATGCTGATGTTTCTACAGAAGAGCTTGCCACGGAGCTAGACAAGCAGAAGGGTCATGTTTCGCGTGAGCTGAGAGCACTCAAGGCGAAGGGGCTAGCCGAGCCTGTAAGGACAGAAGAAACAGGATCTAGGCCACGAATTTATTGGATGGCGAGCCCTGCAGCCATGGAATGGTCCCTGGGGGGCTCAGAACCAGGATCTAATGGATCTGTTGGATCTTTTCCAATTAAATCCATTAAATCCAATATATCTAACTCCCAGGACGATACAAGCGTACTACCGTCTGAAACAAAAGATCCAAGCTCAAAATCAATAGATCCAAAGACCAAAGTCGAAATCCGCAGGGGTGACGAATGGGCTAGTGGGTTTATCGTTCGCAACGGATTTGACCCCAACAAGATTTCTGTTGAGCGTCTCGGCAATCCAATGGTGACGATCAGCAACCTGCGTTGGGAGCTAGACGTTCGCCTTTGTCAATCTGGCTTGCAAGAGCCTGAACCAACTGAACTATTTGATTTCTGATGCCTGACTGCAACCGCACCTATCCCGTTCGCGTTGATGTGCGCCTCACCGAGGAAGAACGCGACGCCTTGAATGCTGAAGCCTTGCAACGTGGCATCCCGCGCCAGGAGCTGCTGAGGGCTCGCGTATTGAGCGAAGCCAATCAGCCTGCCCCTGTCCCTGAGATCAAGCCTGTGCATTACTCCAAAGGCCGGGACGTAATCGACAGGGCCATGGATGCTGTCAATCGCCGTTATGACATTCCCCACGCGCAATTGGAGCCGTTAATCTGCACGGTGATTTGTGCCCTGAATGCAAAGCGTTGACGCCTGCTTGCGGGTATGCCATACTTTGATCAAGCGGGAGGCCGCACCACCAAAAAACAAATGACTGCTTCCGAAATCGCCTTCGTCATCAAGCAAAACCAAGAGATGATTAACTTCTTCTCTGAGCGCAACGCCGCTGGTGACGCTGACAAAGTTCAAGAGCTGCAAGCCGCTAACGAAAACATCAAGATTGCTTCCCTTTTCTCTTGATCACTCTGGCCCTGGAGACAGGGCCTCTCTTTCCCCTTCGCTTTAACACCATGCTTGGCTATCACCACACTTGGCTCAACCTGTTTGAGTCCTTCGAGCGTCATCAGGATGAGCTTCAATCACGCAACAGCTTGTTAGCTCTTGACGCCGTACCAAGCCCTACTTTTTACATTGAGGCATTCTTTGACGGCAACCTCGAATGGACTGAGTACGCCTACAGCGAACGTGAGCTTCAAAACCTTAAAGATGACGCCATCGACTCTGGCTGCACTTTCACTGTTTGCCTAGAGGACGACGACAATGCCTGAATTAAACGACAGTCAACTTGACAACTTATGTTCTGCCATGTGGCACATCGCAAGCTCATTAAAAAGCATAGAGCTAAACCTAGAAGCTCTTAATGGCCATGGCTCTGCGTTAAGCGACATCAGCCTTTCTTTAGAAGCTTTTTCGCCTCCTTTTTCAGAAACGCACCCTAAAGGCAGGTTTGGTCGCTTAGTTGAATTGTTAGAAGAAGCGGAGTACATGAAACGACAAAAACCGTAATTATTCCCGTCGGGGTGCCTGATGCCGTTTAAAGGTTGCGGCTGAAAGCTATAAAACACCTACCCCCGTGGGAAAAGCAGGGCGGGCTTGGTGTCCCGATCAATACCCCGACTTCAAACATGGACGAACACTTCAGAGCACAGCAACATCAGAATGAACTACGCGCCTTCCTTCGTTATGAAGCCAGACTCAGCCTTGCCTATTGCCAAACTGCGTACGCTCGAGCCAGACGGTCAAATCATGATCACGGTGGGCGAAAAACCAATCCAATTCAGGTCGATTGTGAGTAGCCATCACCTCGTTGAGGAAAAGATCATCCGCCTTCAGAGCTATTGGCTAAAAGCCAATCAAAACCAAGAACTCTGAGCTACCATCTCATCGTTCCCCTGTTAACTTCAGGGCATGGCAAAAAAGTCAACCAACACAGAAATAGACAGTCGCATCAATGATGTCTATGACCTATTACTTAAGGCGTACAGTCGTACGCAAATTGTTCGTCACTGTGCGGAAAATTACGGCATCGCTGAACGTCAGGCTGAAAATTACATCGCCCGTGCTCGTAAACTCATGCAACTTGATGCTGAGTTAGAACGGCCTCAATGGCTTGCAGCAGCAGTCGCGAGGCTTGCTGAATACGAGCGCCAAGGCGTTGATTCAAAGCAATTGCAAGTCGCGATTCGTGCTCTTGAAATCCAGGCCAAGCTTCTTCGCTTCGACATGAACTGATGCCATTGCTGACTGGTCTCTGCGAACCGACACGGCTTCTTGCATTTGCTGAGCCACCAGACCAAAAAGCAACCGAAGATATTCTCAATAGAATTAGAGCCGATCTACACCCAGGGCAGCGTCAGTTTGTAGACGATCAAAGCACCGAAATCATTGGCGTCTCCGCTGGCTACGGCGCAGGCAAGACGCGGGCCTTATGTGCCAAAGCTGTATTCATGGCTGCGGCCAATCAAGGCTTTACCGGTTGTGTTATGGAGCCAACCGGGCCTTTAATCCGCGACATCTGGCAAACAGATTTTGAGAACTTCTTGGAGGAGTACGAAGTGCCGTACACCTTCAGAGCATCGCCGCTTCCTGAATACACACTGCACCTAGAAAAAGACACCAAGTTGCTTTGCCGCAGTTTTGAGAATTGGCAAAGAATTATCGGCTCTAATTTTTCGCACATCCTTGCGGATGAGGTTGATGTTGTTTCGCCTGGTATCGCGAACAAAGCGTTCCCCAAAATCCTTGGCCGTCTTCGTGCTGGGAACGTTCGCCAGTTTGCTGCGGTGTCAACGCCTGAAGGCTTCCGCTGGATGTGGAACACGTTTGGCACAGAAGAAGCGCAGCAGCGCCCTGATCGGAAGCTGATTAAAATGCGATCGGTGGATAACCCCCACCTTCCAAAAGACTTCATCGAACGTCTCGAAGCAAACTACGATCCCAGCCTGTTAAAGGCGTATTTGCTTGGAGAATTTACGAACCTGACAACCGGCCAGGTTTATGACCGTTTTGATCGCGTCAAACATGTAGTCACCGATATTCCTGATGTCAGCGACGAGCCTCTTCGCGTCGGCGTTGACTTCAATATCGGGAACATGTCAGCAGTCATCGGTGTTCGTCTTGGGAACAACCTTCTCCTGACTGACGAGGTCAGCGGTGCACATGACACCGACGCAATGGCACAAGAAATACAACGCCGTGCTGATGGACGCCAGGTATACGTCTACCCTGACGCATCTGGCGGAAACAGAAGCACGAATGCCTCACGTACAGACATTCAGATCTTGGAGTCGTACGGCTTTAGTAATCAATCACCAAAGGCAAACCCTCCCGTACGTGATCGGGTGGCTTCTGTTCAAGCTTTGTTGGAAAACGGAAAGGGCGAAGTCAGATTGCAGGTCGCCGCAAATTGCAAACGAACGATTGAATGTTTAGAGCTGCAGAGCTACACCGAAGCCGGTGATCCTGATAAAGATGCGGGGTATGATCACATGAATGACGCTCTTGGTTATCTTGTCTACCGCGATTTCAGCATGATTCATGCTCGCGCTGGCCGAGGCACTGGCATCAGGCTTTACTAAACTGACGGCATCGGGCGGGATTTAACTGTGTATTCAGGCTTTTCTGGTGGTCGCCAACGTGTTGGCAACGTTACTCAGGTGAACGATCCCGCCACGGCTTGGGTGAATCAGGAACCGCACTGGGGATTAATTGAACATTTACTTGGCGGCACATACAAAATCAGAAAAGGCCACCGCAAGTTTTTACCGCAAGAGCCAAGAGAATTAGACGAGGCTTATGACAACAGGCTGCAGCGTTCTGTTTTAGCGCCTTATTACGTCAGGCTTGAGCGCATGTTGGCTGGCATGTTGACGCGTAAGCCAGTCAGGCTTGACGATGTTTCTGATCAAATCCGCGAACAACTATTTGACGTTGATCTGCAGGGCAATGATTTGCAGACGTGGCTTTACAACACATCGCGCATTTGCATTCGCTACGGGCACGTTGGTGTTTTTGTTGATGCGCCAAAGTCCGGCGACAATGGCCGCCCTTACTGGATCACGTACACGCCAAGGGACATACTTGGCTGGCGCACTGAAATGGCCGATGGCGAACAGAAACTGATGCAGCTTCGTTTGTTTGAAAAGGTGATTGTTCCTGATGGTTTGTACGGCGAGAAGCAAGTCGAGCAAGTACGTGTCTTGACCCCTGGCGCATTTGAGATCTTCCAAAAGGATCAAAAAGGCGATTTTCGTGTTGTTGATGAAGGCACAACAAGCTTGAGCGAGATTCCGTTCAGCGTTGCGTATTCCAACCGCATTGGTGTTTTGGAATCATTCCCACCGTTGGCTGATATTGCTGAGCTAAACCTGCAGCACTATCAAGTGCAATCTGACCTTGGGAATCAATTGCACATCAGCGCAGTGCCGATGCTTGCGTTGTTTGGTTTCCCTGCAGCAGCAGAAGAAATCAGCGCAGGGCCAGGAGAAGCGATCAGCCTTCCGGAAGGAAGTGATGCCCGCTATGTAGAACCACAAGGCAACAGCTACGACGCGCAGTTCCGCAGGCTTGATCAGATCGTTTCGCAGATTAATGATCTTGGCCTTGCTGCTGTGATGGGTGCAAAGCTCAGTGCAGAAACTGCCGAGTCAAAGCGGATTGATCGCAGCCAAGGTGACAGCACCATGATGGTTGTCGCGCAGCAGATGCAAGACATGATCGACAACTGCTTGCGGTTCCATGCTGATTACCTTCAGGAGTCACAAGCTGGCAGCAGTCTTGTCAATCGTGACTTTATGGGAGCAAGACTTGAGCCACAAGAGATTCAAGCGTTGTTGCAGCTTTACACCGCTGGCACGGTGACACAAGAAACGCTGTTGTTGCAGCTAGAGGCAGGGGAAGTGCTTGGAGATGACTTTGATGTTGAGGCTGAGCTGGAAGCAACCCAGGCTGGCGGATTACTTGAAACACCGCAGCCAATCCCGCAGCAGGAAGTCACAATGCCTGAAGGAGAACCGGAGGCAACCGATGGGGTGGCTTGATGATTTGCGCAGACCAAAGGCAGAACAACCATCAAGTCGGGATTTCTTTTATTCGCATGACAGGCTTGCGAATCAGTATTTTGCGGTTATCAGACTGACTTGGTATTTGGACGGCAAGGTTTGCGCCGTGACCGAAAGCAGTATTGCGACTTATGACAAAGATGTCGTGGCGGAGTTTACGTCAATCTTGGATAACGCTCTAAAGCTTGGCGCTGATGCGTCTGTTGTTTGCATTGAAGAAGCTAAAGCCCTTGGCATCTATGAAAAATGAGCACACCCGCTGAGTTTTACAACAACGCAATAAACCTGAATCGATATGGAAATGGTGTATCAAAAAGGATTGTCAGTGCATACAACGATCTTGTTCTTGACGCTATTG